CCCCATATTTATTCAGAATGGCTGCGCGAATCCAGGCGTAGTCAGCAGGCTCTAGAGTTACAAGGGGGTTCTGTAACTTAGACGGTAGCGTTGACCAGCCACCGAGTTTATCGGCGAGACCTTCTAGACCACTGATAACCTCGATGCGATATTCTTGGGAATTATGTCTGGCAATAGATTCATAGCAGAGATTCATAAAAGGGAGATTCAGCGCTCTTGACGATCTTGAGCCGAAATCATAATATCGGCGGACATTCGGTATAGATGTGTCGTAGAATATCCAGATTGCAGGCCTGTCAAGACCCTTTTCCATGATACCCTTGGCTTCGAATGGGTTGTGATCTATCATGCCTTGGCTGTATAGTGCCCCGGACCCGATGGCCGCTACGGCGATCAGTGCTATTGTAAGTGGCATCACCCAGTCCTTCATATCCTTCTATCTATTTACAGTATTACTTATCTGTTATTACATAGCGCTGGAGTTTCGCAAAATGTTCGCTGATTCGCCTATCTTCATCTGCGACCCGTGTTGCACGCTGAACCTGTTGCTCTGCCATGCGCCTCTCGCCTTCAGCAATTGCTTGCATCTCTTCGGAACTTAGAGGTGCGGGTGCCGACTTTCTCTCGGAGGACGCTGCATCAAAGGACTTATTGCTGACCCGGACATCGACTACTTGGTGGCTGAACGTGGAGTCACTCGTATAGGCCCTCTTGAGATCTGTGTATTTGAGTCCGTTGAGATTGGCGCCGGTGAAGTCTTCTGGCTTCTCCCGGCCGAGTTCAATGCCCATGGTTGGGGCCATAACGAGGGCTTCCGGTTGGCGATTGGTGAGTTGCGAGGGCCTCTGGACCGCTCTCGATTTGACTTCGGACTCGAAAGCCTCATTGAAGACGGAGCGATTGAATTTGCCGCCGAATTTGGTCTTTGACCCCCCGGCCGCGCCTTCAGCCTCTGCAGATTTCAGCCAATCGCCGTAACCATCTCCATCGGGGTCGGGGAGACGGGTCTCCTCGAAAACCCGATTGAACGTCTCCATATTCAGACTTTTCGGATTCAACTTCACTGGCTCGGCCATTTTCCAACCGTCGGAGTGTTTTTCACGGGTGGTCATGAGTCTGGCGGGAGATTCCTCGGAGACATTAACCGTCTCTGTGCGACCACCCCTCACTCGCCGGAGAATATCCCCGAGATAGGCGTATGCGCGGGTAACATTGTCGAATGCCTCTTCGGAGCCACCCTTATCTGGATGTGCCTTGATCGATGCGCGCTTATAGGCGTCTTTGAGACGCTTCTCGTCAAGGGCGACTTCTTCGCTGAGATCTAGGATCTGGAGACATTGAGAGAAGAAGGATATGGCTTTTGCGTGGACACTGTTGTCTCTTGGCTGGCTAACAAGGCGGTTTTCAGGGACGGCTCTTCTATCTGTGACGTTCTGTATCTGCTGTTGATGTGGGCCTGCTTGTTCGCCGGGAAGGAAGGCGGGATCTCCACGACGAATTGATGCAACATATGAAAGAATTGGACCATAAAGCCCTGATTTCTTGGCTGAGCCGACATACTCCTGACCTGCCATGAGAGTTTCTATCATTTGCAGCCTGGTGGCGGGTGATTGGATATGCAGAATATTGCGGTATATACGAGCGTGAGTGTCGGGTATACCCCCGGCAGCAAGTGACATGGTGGCACCCATTATTTATATGGGTTGCGATTCATTAGTGGGCGCCGTCAGCGCACACTCGACTCGCAACCTCTGCGGTGTCAGCATCGGTATCAGTGGCTCACATTCCCACCCAAACCTCTTGCCGAATGTCTCTACGTGGAACTTATCTGGCCAGAATTGGGGAAGTTTTATGGGGAGGCGACGATAGGGTGTGTCGTAGAGCAGACCCCAACTGCGGAGCGGTAGAACAATGGCGAGTTGTTCTTGCGGCTTCAATGGGATCCGTGTAGGGACTTCTTTGGTTGGCAGATGAAAGAAGTCAAGCAAGTCCTTCCACGTGGGCGGATATCCGGCGGCATATACCCATTCCAGATCCACAGGAAGTCCTTGATAATAGTTGAGTATCCAGCACCAGCCTTGCCAGTAGTCATGGGAACACTTCCGGCGATGCTCCTTATCGGCATCTCCGAGGGCTAGTCGGCTGTAAATTGCCTGCCATCCCGGTCTCAAGAGGATCCTTTCGCCTACCACCGTGATGAGCGGCCTCTCGGCCTGTTCACGAATAGGCAGATTATCCTCATCAGATTCTCCGAGCCTGGCGGTCATTTTGCGTTTAATAGTCGTTATGACGAGCCGCTCTTCTTGTGACAACATCAATTTCGCAAAGGCCTTGAGGCCTTCTTGGCACGGGATAGCCACGCCATCGCGAAATTCGACGAGGTGCTTTCCTGATTTCCACAGGGTCTCGAGACATGCCAGCAAGATACTATGGCCGTCATCACGTATGCGCAGAGAAAGACCTGTAGGGAGAAAGTCATTACCGCAGAAGGACATTCCAAAGATATAGTCGTAGAACTGCTCTCTCGACCACTCGGAGCCTCTCTGTAGCGATTTACGTAGCGTGCCCACCTTGAAAAAGCAGAGTTCCGCTTCTTCGCCTTCACCTAACCTGACCAATTTCCCGAAGGCGGTTGCCTCACGAAGAAGAAAGAGTGGATAGGCCTCTCCGAGTTTATCTCCGGCCAGGAGACACAATAGGATAAGGTCGGCATCGAGTCCATAGACTACGATAGGACCCTCTGTAAGTTTATTTGAGAGGAGCCATCGCAGGACCTTATGCTCTCCCTCACCGGGTTCATCGGTGTCGCTTATTTGCCAATGGAACTTGGCGCCTGCCGATCGTAGAGCATCACCCATATGTTTCATGAAGGCGGTGCCTGGAGTTATGGTATTCGCGTCCCATTCTGACTTGTCATCGGGCTTTGATGCTGCCGACTTGAATCTGCGAAACCGCTGCTGCTTTATTTTGGCGTAGGGGACGACACCATCTAAGGCGATGTATGTATGGAGAGGTGCACCGGCTGCCCTCCAGATATGCGTCAGATATCTGCATACTTCGCCTTGTAGGGTTTTTTCCCATGCGAGACCTTCTGATCCACTGTTACTGCTGCTAGCGCTGTGGCTAGGATACGGAGTAGCCAACATTTTTGGCTCTCTCAGAACATGATATATCATACAATTCATGTCGACGACAAGCGTGGAAACTGCGGCTGGCGCAACCTTCTGTATGGCATGGGGTATCTTGGTGATGAGAGTTCTGTAATATGAGGGAATGCCCATTGCTTTATATATTTATGTTAGATAGGCCTTATGTCGTCCGAGAAACGGGGTGCAAAAGAAATGATGGACGACTTCTTTGGTGCATATATAAAACCCTCCTCCACAGAGTTTATCCGTCTTCTTCCGGATGGAATGGTTCTCGGCACGGGTATTCTATATATTCTGAGTTTCTGTAAGTCTTATGGATACTTATTGCTTGCCATGTTGGAACTCATGATACTCCAGCGCGCCTTTTCCAATATAATTGGGAAAATATCGCCTATAAGAGGCGGTCCGAACACAGATGCTCCGGTATGCCAGACGGGGTTTATGTCGAATAACACGATGAGAATATCTGCAATTGAGACTATTGGCCTGCAATCATATTTGCCATCACCGACCATGTTTTTCGTCTCGGGTGTTATTGCATATATGGTGGGAGGTCTGCAGGAATTCGAGAAGGAGATTGTCACACTTGGAGGAGATATATCTGGTCGTAATACGACGGTGATGATATTTAGTCTGCTCTTCTTGTTGATGGTTTTCATGTTCAAAATCGTCTACGGCTGCGAGGAATTTGGACCCCTTCTTTTATCCCTTTTACTGGGTGGAATTATGGGGTATCTCGTTATGTATCAGAATAAGTCAGTATTTGGTCGTGAGAGTGTAAATATATTGAACTTACCTATGATCATAAGCGGCATAGAAAGGGGTAAGCCGATGTTTGTGTGTGGCCCCAGCCCTTAGACACATATTTATTTAGTTCCGTATGTGTAGAATGTCGCTGGTATCGGCTTCGAGTTTCGTGGGCGGAATAAAAGAATACATGTATCGCGGCATACAGCAATTTCCATTGGTAATGGCCATGACCACATTTTTGTTCGCAATCACAACGGGTTCTATAGCACATATAACGCTATTTATGGGTATCGGAATTGTAAACCCCTTGGCCACCATTTTATTACAGAAAGTGCTTTCAATGCTGGGCGGTGATAAAATGAAGCGATCCGGTGCGGACTCTTGTAGAATTACTACAGACTATTTATCTCTTTCGCAACCAAAGTATCCGAATTTTATGAATAATATGAGTGAAGATATGCCGAGTTTTTGGATAACAAGTGTTGGCTTCTTTTTCGGCTATGTTTTTGCAAATATAACAGAAACATTCAAAGAACCACCTGGTATATCAAAAGAGGGTTACGAGAAACGCATCAGTGCGGCCACGTATACTCTCAGTGCGACTATTATTGTGACGGGTATATTATTGTTTGCAAGATTCTATTATATGGCGGGTTGTGAGGGCAATACCGCGCTAACTATTATTTCGATGGTATTATCTGTTGGTATAGGTTGGGGTTTTTATGAGTTATCTATAAAATGTGGCGCCAGATCTTCTGATATGCTTGGTATATTATCACAGATATTACCTACAAGCGCCACCACAGTGAAACCCGTTATCTGCATGGCATCAGACTCCAATAAAGCGTAGGAGAAGATCTAATTGCTTCCAGGCCGCTTTCCATTCCTCGGGTTGTATGACTTTCGCTTGAACGCCACGTTGATAAAACGACTTCAAGTGATTCGCGTATTCGCGCAGGGGCACATTAGAATATGTGGCCTGCAAGGTATCCATTTGAAATCCTGATTCTAGGCCTCGTCTTGCATTGACATCCTCGTGTAGCCTGAATACCCAGTGACGCGTATCTTCTCGTAGATATGCACCACTTTTGGAAGTAAATACGTCGGGAGGACTCTTTTGTAACCACTCACGATAGTGGACCTGACACTGTTTACAGGGTATAAGTTGCCAGAATTTTCTGAGAGTGAACCCGAGGGCGAGTTGTTCATCTCGCGCCATAAGAAATATAGAATGCCTACCCACACGTTCTGCGATTCCATGAAGTAGTTTCCAGGCATTTGGACCCCACTCCGCTGGTGAAACCATTATACACTTAGTGTAAAAAATGAAATTGTTATAGCGCTGTAAACGCATACATCAATACCGACAACAAATGTACCCTATACCTAAAAGTCTATGGGAGAGCCTGGATGCCGTATTGTATTCTAAGGGTTTGACTCTTGCAAAGGAAGTGGCCAAAGAATTGGGTCTGTCTCCGCAGCCACTAATTGCTCTCTTGAACAAAGAGGAGTGTGGTAAATTCACCATCGTAGACGACGACGAGGCAAATAGGTATCAATGTTGCGCGATTACACACTGCGGTGCAACATGGTTGCGTTGTCGTCACGCAACACTTGGTCTCTCATCTCACTCATTTTGCGGATTACATCAGACATCTGCAACAGATATACCGGCGAACTTACCCATGGTTCGACGTATAGTTGCAAATGGTAAAATATATATGATGAATGGACGAGATGTATATAGCCTGGGTGGAATTCGATGTGGAAAGATATGTCACGAGAAACTTATTATATTCTATCTCGAATAGAGCACCTAAACCACCCGATATAAGTATAAATAATGAATAATATGCCACTGTCACCTATATTTGATACGGGGAAGGGCTTTCATATGGGAAAGAGGTCCTCTAAAAAGGTTATTCGAAGGCGGAAAAAAAATACTAAGAATAATTGTATTATATTGCAAAATGAGCCGATTGTATGTCCAGATATGTTTAACTCATACGAGGGCTTTCGCTGGAAAGTGCCATCAGGTGTGCATCTATCATGGGGTGAACGTATTAAATTTGAACTGCTTAATACTTGTAATTCTAATAATTTTATGAATACATTTATGAAAGTCATGCAATCTAGATCATTCATAATTAAACAATCGAGTATTTCAAGTAATAACTCTTCTATAATGAAAATAGCGGAGCCATTTGAATTATGTCCTGTGGGTATTGCATATTTAAAGTCATTAAAGACTAGGGATAATATTGAGTGGTTAAGAGTCAAACGTCTATATCTTGTAATTTTTTCCTTTGTAAGATTGATAAAGGGAGCAATCATGCAAAGGCTTCGGAAATTGTGCCTGAAAAACCTCGTGAATACAGAGGATATTGTCACCTTGGAGGTTCCAAAAAATCCAGTATATGTATTTAATTTTAGAAGGAGAATAAGTTATGTATATGAAGCAAGCACAATAAAACGAGCCATAAACGAGCGGCTATTGAGTTCTGACTATATGTTCGCTGAACCACGAACACCGCTAAACATATTATCAAATGAACCATTTACGTATAATCAATGCGTTTCCATATATTATCAATTAAAAGCCTATGGTTTATCTTCCTGGGCATTAGAACTATATAAGAAATATGGGTTTGATATACACAAATTCGAACTGTATTGCAGCCAGCAATTAAAATTGTCTGCAATACATAATCACTTTAATCATGAAAGTTATTTATCTTTTGAGACAGTATATGATTTTTTTACAGTTATTGCAGATAGTGTAGGTATAGAAGAAATGTATATAAGTAATTTTAGGAATATATATCTCCAAGATTACATAAATTTGCCACCCTATTTGAAACTCTGGAAAGACCTCACATATAGGAAATACTTGGCGCAAGTCGCAAATGATAATGTGACAGCGGACAAAATTATAGTTGAATCTATGGAGTTAGTGAAAAAGATCTATGATATACCATTACCATTAACTGGATTTTATGGTATCTAAACCCTCTGTGCCTATAAATCCCATATGGGTCTTGTGGAATCAAAGTTGGAAACAAAAGTAGTAAAACCGCTAGTTTCTGTAGGACCAGACACACCTCTCCCATACTTTATACTCGATTGCGCCAAATTTATAGATAACACGAGTGGGTTTATTATGACACATGTTGATATCGCAAAAAATCACACGACGACCACCCATGTAGCGAATAATATGATCACTGTATCAGAAAATTCCGTATTATTCATGTGCGCAGATAATTCAACAGTGACTGTTCTAAGGGATAGTGCAAACGGAGCCATATATTGTATGGTAAATCGTGCAAATGGGCCCACCACTATTGTGCGTCGTTGCGTGGCTATGTATGAAAATATAGGTGACGAGACTGTTGACATGATTGGAAAGTTATACAGGGCTTCACAGGCACTCTAAGCGTTTTGCGAGGGGTTTGAATGGTAGGGCATTTTCGAGAGCGGGTCTGCATCTTATATTAAGGGTGTGATATATATGGTTCCAGTCACTGCTCTCAAAGATTTCATAATTTACATTCGTAATTATATTATATAATCCGATACATGACCTGTTTCGGATTATATTATTGATATATTGACGCATACTTATATGCAGAGACTTTCCAAATCCTACGCCATGTGACTGCTCTCTGTCTTTGGTAGACCATTCATCTGGAATGTCGTCAGTGCGGAATGGGAAATATGTATCGTAGAACATTTCCTTGTAGGAGTCGCTTTTCCATTTATCCATGTCCATATAGTCGTCTAGGATAATTCGCCAACACGGGGATTGTATCAAGTTCGACTCTAAAGCCATACATATATCTCCCATGTTTGTCTCACTTGATGGAATAAATGAGCGAGAACAGAGGGCAATCGCTTCAGGGAGTATTTTTAGAGCACGCCTGGTCCTCATAATAGATTCTGAGTCCCAGTCGTTAATTGCTCTCTGAATTTCTGCGGGTAGAGTCGTCATGACGAAAGGTGCAATTAGACGAGCGGCCTTGAGATGGGTCTCTGGTAAGGAAGACAGAATGACAAGCGCAAGGCGGGATAGGATGCTAGTCATTGGCAGCGACTGAATAAAAGCGGCATCTTCTGAGCGACAAGCCTTTTCACAGACAGATTGTGTGATACTGATAATCGCATGATGTGGCAGTGTCCTTGCAATAATCCAAGCCTCTGTGGTTTTACCCCGCATAAGACAATCATAAAAGGCTGATTCAATGCTTGTATATTCTTTTAGATGTGGAAACTGTATTGTCCAGGTGCTGGGGGTTATATATCCCCAGATAAGAAGTTGTAGTCCTGTTACATCAGCCGTTTTCATGACAGACCACTTATATACAGAATGAACCCACATATCGCGAGAGAGTTCTACATTTGAGTGACATCCCTCAATTTCGTAAAGTATAGACATACATCCTTCCCCGAAGCCAATATACTGGACCCAGGACTCCGTGAGAATTTTGAATATTTCGTCCATCATAGCACTGTCAAATAATTCAAGTGCCCAGAATACGGCGTCTCTTGACCTATGTGTAATAATAGACCAGACTAAAGAGGCAGTCACCTCTTCATATCGATATAGATGTATAGTTAACGAGTCTTTCGGAATCGCCATTGTTTTGCGAACATGTGCACGGAAATTTTATTCATTTTTACTACTGGGCTATATCAGTATGACTGCACCAGATGACGCAAATGAAATTATTCCGAGGATTTGGCTGGGAAACGGGCATGCGGCTCTAAATGACAAGTGGCTCGCCGAGAAGAAAATTACGGTAGTATTCAATACGACGAAATATAACCCATTCTCATTATCAATAAAGAAGCAGTATCGTATTCCTGTTCATGATAATTTAGAGGCAGATGAGATCCGTAACATGACTCTATGGTCTCATGAAACCATATATAATTTGTTAAAAGAATACAATACGGGCAACACCATCTTGGTTCACTGTGCGGCGGGGATGCAGCGGTCTGCTGCGATTGTCGCCATGTTTCTTATCGCGCATAAGGGGCTCAACTGTGACCAATCTATACAATATATACAAAATAAGCGCCCGATTGCATTTCGCCCTAGGCCGAATTTCAAAGAGAGCATAATTGCTTTTGAGAAATCGTATCATGAAGAGATTTTACCACGGCTGACGAGAGTCGAGATCTAGATAGTGTAGTGTGTGAGTCTATAGTATACGATATATAGTTCCAAGATTATGGTTATCACGGCCATAAAAAATACGAACTCATCACTCATTACATTTGTTTTATCGAATGGAATGGGTGTTATGTGCATGTCATCATACATCATTCTACATACTTGTGTAAAAATGGTTTAGACCAAAAACCACGGCTTGTTGTCGACCTCCTTTACAAACGACTCATCCATCTTGTTACGCCTTTTGATAAAGACGAGGCGGTCAATGGGGTTCGTATAGTCAAGAATGACTGCCTTAGATGTCGCCAATATTTCGACCTCTGCAAGGTTTGTGATAAATAACTCGGAGTCATCATTTATATCTAACTTGTTGATGTTCAATACTGTCCAGGAGGGATCCGCTGCGCGCTTGAATTGTGTAATATTATCGGCAGTTTCTGCCATGAGATAGACAGATATCTTCTTGGCCTCGGTTTTTTTCTGATAATCCCGTATTTCGTGAACATATTTGTTAATTTGTGATACGTGATAAATATGCAGAGATATGTCAGTCGCACCGAGTCTTATTGAGGCCTTTTGGAGAATCTGTGATATGAAAAAGGTGAGTCGTTGTGTGTAGCGAAATAGTGCCTCTGCGTAGGCTTTGACTTGTTGCGGTTTGATACTATTTATCGCACAAAGAATATCTGATCCCGTGATTTCATTCGTGTTATCGGGTCTTGTCGTCACAAATTTCAGTATTGGATTGAATATGATAATCTTTTTGAGCGTGCCATTGGGATCATAGACAATACATGATAGATTTTGACTATTGCTATAAATATAGGCTCCTAATAATTCTAGAAGCAGAGTATATATATTAGGTGACTTGGTTATATCGTGAAACAAATCTGGAATTTGTGTCGTTTTTGCGTAAAGTTTGCTGGTAGGATTCCAGGAAGACATGTGATCTAGGAACCGCGCCGGATATATTCTTCAGTTTAGAGCGCATTAGAGTTTATATAGGTTGTATTTCTGACATTGTCTAGACGCGTATTCTGAATGACGAACAGTGCAATGGCAGATAGAGCCGTATTATTATTGATTTGTATTTGCTGTCCTGGTGTATATTTGATAGTTTCCATCATAGGTGCCAGTAATGACATGCCCGCGCCTGTTATTGCGTATTTATTGCGAAATGTCAAAAATGTATGATAGATTCCCTGCTGATTTCCAAGGGGGTAGTCGGAGTCTATGAGGGGGTCTCGTGGTCTGACATTATCTACTGACGCTATAAAAATAGGTATATCACCGGTTGTTACAAAGACCGCTATTACACGATATTGCTCGACAAACAAGTCACGGACAGTTTGATTATTGAGATACTGTGCGATTTCAGGGCTGCTCCATTTTGTGTCCCATGTATGAGTTGGACGTCCTACGCGTATGACTACAACTTGGGTCATCTATTTATTTATATATGCCCGCGTTTACGTCTCCTGGTTTGCTTAATAGCCCGTTTATTACGCCATGTTCGGTGTTTTCTTCCACCATTGAGAACACGACCGGGCGGAGTGTTACCTGCTGCTGCTGTTGCTCCTGTGGTGACCATTGTGTTCTTCTACTTTAATTGTGATTATATTTCGCCGACTAGGTTGCAGCGGGAGTAAGCCGAGCAGCAGCCTCATCCTTGATCTTTTTATCGGCCTCTGCCTTCTTTGCAGATGGACTGAATGGAAAGTGTGTCTCCCAGTTGGCCGTATATTGTGGGACAGATAGTTTCATGCGCTGATTAATCTTGGCCAACAATTCATTCACATAGACGCGCAGGGCATCAATTTCGACTAGGATCACACTCTTAGCCTGTAAATTGGTCTCCGCCATAATTCGCCGTATCAGATCAGTGCCTCCCTCAACTAGAACCTCATATGCCCGCCGCTGTGCCCGCTCCTTTTCGCGCTTCTTCTCACGCTTCTGAATCTCAACCTTCAAGTCATCCGTATTAGTCTGACCGAGCAGATAACTCACACGCATATCTTCATTGTCTTGCTGGTTGAACACATTGTGAAGCCTGCCAAGATCAACCGCCTGTGTGTGTTGGAGGATCCGGTGGAAACTGAGAATCTTAGTGACGTCACTTGTAACAAGCGGGCGAATGTTATTACGGAGATCGTGGTAATTCGGCAGACCACCGCACGCCACGTCTCCTGCGACACGGGGTGCCGTGCCACCATTTACCCTACGCTGCCACTCGTAAAAGTGGGGATTGTGAACAATACCTGTCTCCTTCTGGCCAGTGCGCCAGGAGAAGGCCGTATGACACTGAGGGCACCACATCTGGTCGCAGCCCTCGATCTTACATATCACCACGCCACATCCAGGGCAGGGCCGACTGTCCTTTGCCAGGAGTTTGGCCGTGGCGATGTTTTCGGGTTTACACTCATGCTCTGAGTCGCGGTGAATGCCTTTTATCTCGTGGCATTCGGGACACGCCCACTTGGAACAGAGTCCGCATTTCCACGCAGTGCTGAGGAAACCTCTGCAGTCGCCATCTGGGCACTTCCGGACAAAATTCACTTCAACTTTTGTCTTCTTCGTCTGACCCGTTCGGAGGAGGCGAATCTGATGCATGGTGTCACTGCGGAGGGTATAGATGGCGTTGATTTTCTTGGATATTGCATTTGTCTCCTCATATAACTCCTTGAGTTGCGCGTCGAGTGGCGGCATCATCTCGGAATATAACTTGTCTGCCTCCTTGATTTGCTCTGCTCTGTGCTGTGTGGCTGGCATCAAGGCGATCTCTCGATCCAGTAAGATGTTCTCACGATGCTTCTTATAGTCGTTCATTCGATAGGTGGCCGTCAAATTGTCGTCAATGAACTCGCGCTCCCAGGCCTTTTTACAGTGCATACAATGCGGGTCATTTGTTGTGTTAACGAGATATGTCTGTATACAGCGGCGGCAACTTGACGCCTGACAGGAAGAACAGACGACTTCTGTATTGGCCATCCTGTTATATCCCTCTTCACAGATGGAACACGTTGGTTTAGAATCGACCTGGACATCCGCTGCGGCAGTAGGAACTACTGTATTTACAGGGGCTTCCATTACTACCTGCTTCTTTTTATAGACACGCGTCTTTGGTGCGTCGTTAGTGCTCATGGTGTGTATATGCTTGTTTAGCCACAGGTAATTCAAATTTTATGCCTGGCACTTGGCAGTTGACCGTATATCCTCGACTTATAGCAGATATTGAATGGCAAAGAGACCAAAACAAACATATAAATTATCGGAGATGATTGAAAGTCTCAGCCTGGAGCCCTATAAAAAGAGTGTGTTACAAGAGCGATACTTGGATGTCATTGATAATTTCCAGTCAAGGGCTAATCGCCTATCGTGTATGTTTTATACGGCGCGTGTTATTGTAACCGTGGGTAGTATTTTGGTCCCCGCATTCCTATCTATACAAAATACGGCATATCAACCACAGATTTACTGGACTACGTGGATGATATCTATATTTGTGTCACTCTGCAATGGCCTCATGACTTTGTTCAAGTTGGATAAGAAATATTTTTTCATTCATACGAGTCTCGAACTCTTGCAATCGGAGGGATGGCAGTATATAGGTTTATCAGGTAGATATCACCCGAAAGATGCACCTATCACTCCAACGCATGAAAATCAGTTCTTGGTTTTCTTCCATATGGCGGAAAAAATAAAGATGCGGCAGGTCGAAGAAGAATACTGGAAATTCACCGACACATCTGGTGTCGGAAATGCGACGAACCAGGCACATATGGTCCCGACGCAAACTCCAGATACAAAACAGGCTGTCCTGGCCACGTTCCCGACAGAGAAGCGCAAGATTCTAGAAGGGTGGATAGATGATTTAAATATCGCCCCCAGTTCAAGAGGTTTAGAGCCTAGAGTAGATGGGTCGGCTGCTCCCAGAATTCAAATTACTACCAACGAAACCCGTGTGTCAGTGTGATACGAAATGCCAAAATCCTCCAATGCTGAATAAACCATGGTGTGAATATCATAAACCGGGCTCTAGAGGCAATAATACGCGGAAGGCTTCATCCTGCCAGTTCAGCCCAACCTCCGGATTTGAACCCATATTCAATCCGAGTTCCTGGAACAAGAATGAATATTTGAAAGAAAGCCATAACTGTTTTGCCTATGCGATTGATACGGTAGACGCGAAATTCATAGAGGACTGTAAGAAGACACCCAAATGCGACGTGGGATTTCCTCAACCCGGCTATAGATCAGGTCACAAGAAGTTCGCCGACCAGAAAGAAAAGGGTTGTGGAGATATGGTATCACGTCTTTGGGGTGATAATCCGAGAGTGCAGGCGACGCAGTTTTTGAATAGGTGTCCGAACCGAACGAGCAAGATTGCATTAATTGTGGATCCGAAACGCGACTATCATTTTTTAAGACACGATCCCGACGGCTATTGGTCTCATAAACCCGGCGGACTTTCGGTAAAACGGGAAGATTCCACTGGCCGGCCGATAATACGGCCTGACAGAGCAATGTTTGTATATAAGGACAAGAATGACCCACTTGTTTATACACATTTCTGTGGTTATTTCTGTGTTCCAAGAGGCGACGCGCTCCATATGAGCAAAGAGTCATCGTGGAACAAATTCATAGAGACTTACGAACGACCTGCTTCTCCTGGATCCACGAATAGCCGTTATTATAAGACTCGTCGCCGCCGGAGGGGTTTGGTAAAACGAGTGGGTGTTGTCCGTTTGTAAAGATATTGAGTGCCTCGACTGAGTCAATGCGGTAGGCGGGGTGGGCGCGGCAAAGTCCGGTGATTACTGTTTTTATGAGAGGGCTGCGTGTTTTCCATTGGCTGGATGAGCGAAAGGACTCTAGGCCCAGTTGGGTCTCAAGAATATTAAGCAGGATAATGCCGACACCCCATGAATCGAACCCCGGCCAATATGTCTGCCAACACTTTAGCCAATCACTCTGTTGAAAACTCTGAGATGTCTTAGACCATTGACGCAAATCATTGGCCCAAGTATCACGAGACACGCCACATATATCGTGGAGAGCCTGTAAAATGGGCTTTTTCATTTTCATCTCCTGAATGGCTTCTTCTATAGAGTCGTCGTGATGTGCGACTAGCATGAGAGTCACTTCCGGGGTCTCCGTATTGTATTCGTAGTCGATGACTCTCCAACGAAAATTCAGAGTTTCTATGTCTATCTTACTGGGACGAAAGGCAAATCCGAAATCGATAATTTTGGGGAGTTTTTCGGAGCCCATGAGGACATTGAGGCTCGATAGGTCAAAGTGGCACATGTCATTTACGGTCAAAAATGCGGCAGCGGCCAGCATATCTTCTGCAAACTTGAAAAAGTCGAAATTGCTGGGGTCGAGGTTTATGCGGTTCAGAGAATATCCACCCCACGGCATGATGATCTGAACTGTCGTCTTCAGATCCAAATCCTGCGAAAATTCGCATTTGTCTAGGTCCTTGTCGGTCTGTCTGGACTTTGCACGAGGAGTGCACGATTTTGGGTCGATGGCTATGACGTATTTATCAAATCCCTCGATCGTGTGAAGATACTTTCCGAACTCGAGTTCATTCTTGGCATCCTGATAACTGGTGATTTTGCCTACCTTATCTGCATCTTTAGGATTTTTAGAGCCACGGCAGAGGAGTGCAGGTTGAAACACACAACCGTATGTTCCTTGTCCTCGTAAGAAGCCCCCCTTCATATCTAATCAACTGCGAGAGTATGTTCCGTATGAAAATCCACATAGCGAATAGGAGATGAGTTGGGAGATTATATTATATATTGGCGTTTCTCTATTGCTCTTGACTTTATTCATAGATAGCAACCAAATACTCTCGGGCCTTCCCCGCATAGAAGGGTTTTTGGTAGGGGCCAGCGATAATGCCTTCTTATCTGGTTATTTCCCTCGGAGAGGTGATGTTTCCTTTCAAGAGGAGCAGGCCGGGTATATACAGGACAAGCGGAACGTAATGGGCTATGCTGATGTGCAGGGGCTGGGTGTGAATCATGACTTCTGTAGAATGGTTATACCGAAGGGTTCATCTGAAGACGCTAAATTCTTTGCGTGCGCATTGGCCGGCACTGAAAATCTGTCGGCGATTTCATTCAGGACGCCGTCAGTAAAAAATGGGTTCACAACGAGTCGGGATGATTATATGCGGGATGTCGACGGAGATGGCCGCTCGGACTATTGTGCGATTGTAAAGTCAAAGACGGGTAATTGGGAACCGAGGTGTTACCGGGCCTTGACGACCACATTCGACAGTCGCACTATATTTGATTCGAGTCCACCCGAAGATATTGCGGAAATTTTAGACTTTTATGACGGTATCTTGTTCTGGTTCCGTTTCATAGACGATATGAAAGACTATGCTGAAAATCTGAATGTATTCAATACAGGTGGTATAACTATTGATGAGGCGGATGTGAAAGTGTTGCCGTCTCAGTTGCTTGATGGAAGCCAGAAGAGGACGACAAATCTGGATGAGCGTGTGCAGGTAACGAGCGGGCTCAAATTCAACGGGGTCGATCAATTTGTTCGCGTGGGCGACTCGCCGGATATGACCTTCGGCAAAAAAATCAGTCTGACAACAATGCGAGCCATATCGATGTGGGTGTATTGTGAGGAATTTGGCAATAATGTGCATTTTCTGGATTTCGGGTCAGGGGCGGGGCTCGATAATGTATTCGTGGGAATTCTGGGGAGAGGAGATGGGACCATGGATAAGGGTTCGACTATACGCACGGACCCTTGTAAGGCGATCGACTTGAATCGCGTTTTGCCGGATTTTCCGTCGGGGGCACAGTTCGTCCCCGTCATGCATCCGATGGACCTCATGTTGACAACACAGGCCAATGTCGACGACCCGCCTTGTGAAGAACCCGTGATGCCGAGAAATCTGAAGCCCGTGCCGCCGCCACAGGCCGAGAAACCAGCGGCGGGCGGAGAAACTGCAACACTCTTGTATGAAGTCTGGAATGGCAAACTCCGGATGCAGCATATCAAGGTGCAGGGCGTGATTAAACTGAAGCAATGGACCCATATATGTATTACTACGGCAACGGGTGACGGAGTTCGTCCGGCACTCCAGGTGTGGGTAGATGGTGAGAAGGCCGCAGAAGACCCGAGCGCGCATTTGCCACAGACGTCATTTACTACAAATAATTATCTAGGGAAGTCGAACTGGTATAATGCATCTTCCCAATACGAGAACAAGCCCGAAATGTTCAGGGGAGCACTCTTTGATGTTCGTGGCTATAGCCAGTCTATCAACGAGAAGAAACTGAAGAAAATTGTGCGGTGGGGCAAGTTACGCCTTGGACTGAAGGTGAATCCCAAACCGCTCACTTAGAAAGTCCTCTACAGCCGTGTGCCGCTCATTTAATAATTTGTGATATATGGCAAATGGATCTGTTTGCAGATATAGTATAAGGGCCAGATAGATGGCGATGACGCCGATGGCGAAACCCAGTGGCACGACGGACAAATCATATGGAATCCACAGAAACGGCGCTAAGTGAATAAACAAAATGTAGGCGTTTTTTACGTAATTCTCCTTGAATGGGTTATGAAGCACCTCGACGCAGCCAATAAGAGCAAGCAAGATAAGCGGAAATGTAGAAACTTGATGTAATGGATAGAGGACGGAAAGAATGAAAATCCACGTGGACAATAAAAGATACCAGCGCACAGGTCGCTTTAGGGGTTTATCGACGAAAATGGCTAGCAACTTATCCATCTATCATATGGGCAGAAGTCCTCTGCCATGAGCCAGACGCACTGGCATTCCGCTTCCACCACGCTTGGGCCTCCTTGGACATCGTGGTCCATTGCTCCTCTGTTACGGCAGCCATCTTGGCCTTTGCATCAGCGGCATCTAACACGCAAATTACATGGATACCGTCGACCAGAGGCTCCATATAACCGTCAATGTCTACACCCGGTGTTACAATAGGGACTGTGCCCATGGCCAGAAGTTCAATCTCGCGATTGCACTTTGGACCGTAGCCCCTCAGACACAGGCCGAATTTGGCATTTTGCAGGGCGGTCAGATACTCATCTGGGCTGAGCGCATAGGGCTCTTTGGCACCCTTAGGCATTGAGAATTTATCACATAGGGCGGACCACTCTTCCACGTTTTGGCGATACTGTCCCTGTATGTCGTTTTCTATACGCCCATAGAATACCAGGCCATCTGTCCTCTCTTGAAATCCTCGCCCTTTAGCGGCCTCGACTTTGACCTCAACAAGTCGTGGTTGCCGTGGCCAGAATGTCCATGGCCGAGAATTAGGCTTCTCGGTTGCGCTTGGATTACCGGCCAGACACAGTTTATATGTCTGCTCTGGCCCACTTGCCTTCTCCAACCAGGCCCATGTAGGCCTATCATAGAGCAGTATTTCGCCGACACCACCCAACCAGCACTGGGTAATCGTCGGATCCTCGACTCGCTCGACGAATCCCTGCTCGGCCCACATATCGACAAGTTCGCGAAATGAATCGCCCTTGTGTCCGAAGAAACCAAATTTCATCGATCTCGGTGGCACCAGGACAACGGGTAACGATTGAGTTGCTGGACTTGCAAGAGAAGTATGAGCAATATGGAGCCACTTCTCCACCTCTTTCATCACTATCTTCTTGAATCCATCAGGAGTCGCTCTCGGATATTGAAGTAGAGTCCAGTCGAGGCCGGCCGCAGCGGACAGATGCAGAAGAGAGTCGGATGGTTCTCTCTCTTCTTGGAGTTCGAGTATGGAGCAGCCAGGAGGAGCCATCCACGCCCACGCCCATGTGGGCGTTTGAACGTGCTTCTTGGATGTGCTGAGTATAACTCGTGAGGCACCGGATAACTTCTCGGCCCAGACACTTGCATCGGCGCTGCTATAAATCACGCGGACCTCGTAAGACCGCTCTTTGGCGAAGGTCTCAATGGAGTCAAGCAGACCATCTTTGATATGCGCCTCGTCGGCCACTAGGGTCAGAATTGGCTTTGGCTCTACGATAGGTGTCATTACAAAGGCGTCGAACATATTGGATCGCAGGGCCTCAATGTCCGCAGGCATTATACGTATGTCATGGGATGTGAGGCCAACGACTTTGTTGGCGAAGGCCTGGCTGTTATTATTATATTGAAGGAGGTGACCACGAGGCTCACTCCATTTGAAGAGTCTGAAGGTCGGTAGGAGAGTGCTTGATTTCTTGCACCAGAAAGAGGCCTCAGGGGTCTTCCTGTGTTGTTTAATAACACGTGACAGATAGTGTAGAGTGTAGAGTGCTGGTTCATCTAACCACGCGTCTTCTAAGGGGAAACACATCATCGTTGGCGTCATTTGCGCAGGCATCAGATGGCTTATCTGATTATCTGACCAGAGGCGCTTTTGTATATCGGTTGTGCCAATACAGAGGTCACTATATTTGTAGACGAGGCCCTTGCACGATACGAAGGCGCCACCCTCTAAAAGTATTTTCCGTTGCTGATTTTCGGGGACACTATATGTATTCTGGCTCGTTGGGGACCACGTAAAATCTGCATCTCGATTGAGTTGCGAGCAAAAAATGGGTATGGCCTTCGGATTTGTCGCCTTGAGTGGCCTATGCAAAGGCTCGGATTTGATTTGTTCTGAAGCCCAACCGGACCAATCGAGCATAGGATTTAGTTCATGGATACCGGTGGGGTTTACGTGCATATAGACAGGTCGGTCTACAATATCTTTGGGATCATACTTGCGAATATCGCTCTTGTGCACATGTATAGTTCGCAGGCTCATCGCCGGGTTCACGATTCTAAACTTGTGCTTGAGGAATTCGACGAGGATCGCATTATCGCAGCCTGGTGTGCCGAATGGAATCTTAAGAGTGTCCAAGTTCCAGGTTCGATCCATGACGCTGTCGCTGTGGATGGCCCAGGTGTCTTGCGAATCGGCTCTCGGACCCCACAATTCTGGCTGGCCTGAATCGGGCCCTTCTTCATCCCAGCGTAGGAGCGCCAGGAAAATTCCGTGGATATCGGTAGACCAGAGATTCGACCATGTATTATCAAGATATATATCGGCATTTGCGAAGGCTACCAAAGACCCTTTCCCAATTTTGTTCTCGATGAGTTCAATGCAATCTGCGTAGGTAATACGCGACTTCTTGTAAATCACAATCAACTTCTCGTCTTTTGGCAGTTTCAAGTTCTTGGATTCCACAAACAAATATATGCGGTCGATGAGAGGATTATTTAGATTTTTTACGAGACACTTATCAATTTCTTTGGCACGAATAACCTCGAGAGGTTTATAATACTGCTGAATCAGGACCAGGGGTTCTGGGGGCTCCGATGTTTCTGAAACCCTTATATTGACGGAATCGAGAAGGAGTTTCGCGATCCTGGTATCACTGGACTCTTTAGAAATGCCGATAAGACACTGGTATCGAAAGACGATTGATGCACATAAGACAGCGTCTTCTATAGTGCCTGTCCACGGTTCACCCAAAAATGGATACATATCACAGAGTTCCTCTAGACACACTACGTTGCCGAGTTGCATAGCATGGAACTCGGCTTCTCCGAAGGAGTCGACCACGCCTCGTGATATCAGAATAAATTTGGTTTCTTTTGCTTGAGGACTCTTTAACCAGTTGGCAACCTCGGGTGTAAAATAAGTAAGAACCACGATTTGTGGATTCCATTTCAGGAGATCTTGGTCTACATTGGATATAATAATATCCCATCTGGACCAACGGTGAGCATTTTCGCCAGGTGCGGCATTCATATATACGAGTGTTTTACGGTTTTTCCAAATCGATGAGTTGGAGGTCATCACACGTATTAGACCACCGGTCTTGGGATTCCTGGCGAGCATCTATACAGGATAGATGATGCCAGTTTAGACCAGATGGCATTGGATGTATTTAGACCAACTAACATTTCTACTGTTACAATTTGGCGGGATAAAGCCCTGTCAACTGCCGAAATGAAATGTTCAGCGGTCTAACCGATTGATACATAATAAGTCGACGATGTAGCAACTTGTGGGGTAGGTAAGCCACTATCAGTGACTGTAAAATATAATGAATATGTATCTGCAGCAAGGTTATCAAAAGTATGTGTACCGGTAGTAGATAAAGGTGAACCAGTTACATTAACATATGAACTGTTTTTACAATAGATTTGTAAGATATATGGTAGTGTTCCATCTAGAGCATAAGGAGTATTTATTGTAATAGTTATCTTTCCATCTGTTCCTCCTGACAGAAGGTTATCTACTGTAGTATCAACTTGTAAAGCACTATTCGCAGTTAGCAAAGTCGATACTGATTAACCTATGCTTACAGGTATATTACTAGTTGTGTCCATATGGCCATTATTATCAGTGATTATAAAGTATACGTTATATGACCCTGCGGGAATATTTGTTCCATTGCCAAATGTATTAGTCCGTGGACCAGAATCTACTGCTGGAGACCAAACCTCAATAATATTATTGGTTGAATCTGACAAATTCACGGTAACGTTAGTATAAGGTGTAACGCCCCCTGTAGCCAGCGAATCGGTGTCGAGTGATACAGATATAGTGCCATCTCCAGGCCCTGAGTCGTCCGTTGTTCCGGTTACTGTTAAACTGCTGCTTGTAGCCGTTAAGGCTGGCGGCGGTGAATATGGCACAGTATACGATTGTTGATCCGATGCATCACTCATACTAGAACTGTCAGTGACTGTGTAATTTATAGTGTGGCTTCCTTGAGATAACTGCGAGAATGTGTGGGTATGTATGCCAGAATCTGCTGTAGGCTGCCATGTTTCAATTTCTGTAGTTACATTAAGAGTATAAGGTGGATATCCATACAGTCCTATACCATCGGTATCAAGCGATACTTGAAGTGAGCCATTTCCACTGCCACTATCACCCGTTATTGTTTCTAACGTTAATTTACCAGTGGTAGCATATACCATATTTACCATAGTTGCGCTTACATTACCGCTCGTTGCTGTATTTGCGGTTGGTGTTTCTGAGTCAATAACTATGAAATAGAATATATATGATCCAGCAGGAGTATTTGTTCCATTACCGAATACCTGAGTCTGTGTTGAACCATTCATAATATAAACCTTCGACTCCCCATTGCTACAATATACAGTGGCAGAAAGGTAAGGCGTAACGCCACCTGTAGCCATATTAGCAGTGTCTAGTATTACATCAATATGTCCGTCACTAGAACTGGGTGATGAAGCGGGAACAATAGTGCCAATTGTTAAACTAGAGGTTCTTGCCGCTAAAGGCTGTGGCACACCTCCAAATGTAGTCCAGTAGAAATATGCTCCAGTATGACCGCATACATTAAAACTACTGACTGATACCGTCGATATATATATTGCGTTATTAGGCTGAGTTGCATTTGAATATGTTAACTGAATCGCGTATGAATTATTGATGTAGTTGGATGTCAGTATAACTGGATATCCAGAAACGGATGCAATCGGTCCTCCAGTTCCATATTGTATAATCGGCTGGGTTTGATATGACTTATACATTGTTGAAACTGCTAATGTCAGCGTATCGACGTTGTATGAATTTATTGTTGAAACTGTTATACTGCTGACCTTAAGAGTCTTAGATTCAGCGTCGTATTGAAATCCCGTGTTCCCAGTTACAGAAGAATTTATCGCATATAAAATGGAGTTATTTAGTATTCCTGTGAGATTTATACCTGGGCCTGTAGCGCCTGTAGCGCCTGTAGCGCCTGCTGTGCCTGCTGTGCCTGTAGCACCTGTAGCGCCAGTGGCGCCTGCTGTGCCTGTAGCACCTGTAGCGCCAGTTGTTCCTGCTGTGCCTGCTGTGCCTGTAGCACCAGTGGCGCCTGCTGTGCCTGCTGTGCCTGTAGCGCCTGCTGTGCCTGCTGAACCAGTGGCACCGGATGCATTTGCAAATGTAATATTTCCACCCGTGTCACTGGATATTCTAGCATTGCCTAAATATATCGTATTACCACCCACGTATAAAGATCTAAATGCAAAGCCAGTTGCACCTAGATCATATGTATTATTAGCAATTGGTATGATCGATGTCGACACCGACCCACTAAAATATCCAGTTGCGCCAGTTGTTCCTACGGGACCCGTATCACCTGTATCACCCGTATCACCAGTAGCGCCCGTATCACCCGTATCACCAGTAGCGCCCGTAGGGCCGGGAATAGCGCCCGTTATAAAAGTCGTCCAGAAAGCGGATGGTTGTGTCGCTGGATCTTGATTGATATTACCACCCTGTAGCGACATATATGTATAACCTGTTGTTTGTTCAACAACTATGTCATTCAAATTATATGTAGTTGCTGGATCCCAGATACCCATAGGCCTATAGTAGGGAGGTGGACCAGTATCACCAGTGGCACCAGTATCACCAGTATCACCTGTTGGGCCGGGAATAGCACTTGTTATGAATGTGGCCCAGTAAGTGGATGGTTGTGTTGCTGGATTGTTACCTACATTGTCTCCTTGTAGCGAAATATATGTATATCCTGTT